GGCGGTGGCTGCTCGCTGTTCGGCTTCGGTGAGCTTGCCGGTGAGCTTCTCGGTCTCGGACTGGCCGGCGGCCTCGAGGTCCTTCGCCTTCTGGGCGAGCGGTTCGAGTTCGCGTGCCTTGGTCCGGTAGCGGGCCGCTTCCTTGTTCGCTCGGGTGATTTGGTCACGGGCCCACTGGGGGAGCTCGTTGACGTCCTGGGTCGGGGTGTCTTCGCCGTCCTGCGGCTCGGGGTGGTCTTCGCTGTCTTCGGGCATTCGGGGCCCTCCTGGGGCGGTGATTGACCCTCCAGGGGTCAGGTGGTCGCCGTCGCCTCGTAGCGGCGGCGGAACTCCCGGCGGACCTCTGCGGACCAGTCGGGAGTGCTCCTCGGAACCGCTTTCGCAGCCTCCGAGTAGAGGGAGTCCCACTTGGCGGCCGAAGGCGACCAGGGGGCGTCGGTGAAGTACACGGGCTCCGCTGTGCAACCGCATTTGCCGTGGGCGTGGAAGTCTGCGGAGGCTTCGGAGTTGTAGACAGGACCGCGGCCTGCCAGAAGGGCGCAGAAGGCGCACGGAGCGCCGTCGGTGACCCTCGTGTAGCCCCGGGCCTTGCGGTCGTTGCGGACCGTGTCGACGAGGGTCGTGCGGCCCCCGTTGAGGATCTGGCGGGTGACCTCACCCTCGACCCTGGTCATGGTCGTCTGCGCCACGTACGAGGCGGGGCGTTTCAGTTGGTCGAGACGGAGCGCGTTCTGGGCGCCGACGTAGCGGAGGTTCGGGACGATGTCATCAGCGGTGAGCGGTGCGGCGAGTGCGACGCTGGCGTTGCCGGCGACCTGCTCGGCGCGCCGGAACTCGGTGACGTACCGGGCGGCGAGTGCGGCCGACATGGGCTGGCGAGCCTGGATGAGTGCAACGAGGAGGGGTTCGATCGTCGCCCACGAACCCGAGATGTCGGCCGGGTCGAAGAGCCGGAACAGCAGCAGGAGGTCTCGGACCGTTGCTGTGCGGAGACGGAGTTGGTCGAGGCGGTGCTGCGCTGTGAGTGTGGTTCCGAGGTCCGTGGAGGCCACTCACGCCGCCGGGGCGGGCTCGGGCTGGGTCTGGCGATCGAGTCCGGCGAACAGGTCGTTGATGGCGTCGTTCGCCCGAAGGGCTTTCCACGCGTCGACGTCCTGCTTCGTGACACCGGGGATGCGCTCCCACGCCGCCTCGGCGGGGACACCGAGCATCTGGACCATCTTCCCGAGAGCATCGACGGTCTGGGCGAGGGACCGGGCCTCGGTCTCCTTCCACCGGACCTGAGCGGAACGACTGAGCGTGATCCCCATCTGCTTGCCCGTGAGCCACAACGCCTGCTCATGGGACTCGCCGACCGAGGTCTCGCGGTCGTCCTTCTTCCGGTTCGACCCGACCTCGGCGGCGACGAGCGCCTCAGCCGACAGGTTCACCATCTGGCCGATCAGGTTGTGCGGCGGCACCTGGGACACGACACCCATGTGCTCGATCGTCGCCTTGCGAGAATCGAGGTAGCCGGCGAGGTCGGTCTGACCGAACTCTCCGACCTTCACGTCCGGGTCCTCGAAGGTCTGCATCCGAGTGATGGCTGCCTTCATCTTCTGGTCCTCGGACTCCGCAAGCCATCCGATCGCGTACCGCTGCCGGAACGCTCCGTAGTGCTGGGCGACGAGCATGTTGAACGTCGTCAGGTCGAGCTGGTCCTGCAGCGGGATCACGGGGGTGATCTCGGAGTGCGGGGTGTGCTCGAGGTCCTCGAGGTTCGTGTACCGAACGAACGGGGTCTCCGGTGAGCCGTGCTCGACGGCGGTCAGGAACTTCGGGGTCGACGGCTGGTCGATCTCGCCCTTCTGCTCCTCGAAACGGTAGATGTGGGTCCGGTCGTACAGCTCGAAGATCGCCCCACCACGCGCGTCGATGCGCTCGAGCGCGTACTCCGGCCAATCAGGATCCGAGCCGTAGGCCGTGGTGACCTGACGGGGTGAGCGGCCCCGCATGACCGGGTACGGGCGGCCGGGGAGCACCCGGAGGTACGAGGTGCCATAGCCGAGGCAGGCACGGTGGATCGGCGCCTGGTGGGCGTCCATCTTGTTCGCCTGCCACGCCTCCCACACCTGAGCGGCGACATCGGGGGTTTCTTCGTCACGAATGCCGACAACGGCCATCGACTGGGCGGGGACATTGACGACGAGACCGCACATGTTGATGCGCGACATCTCAGCCATCCGCTTCACCTCGGCCGGGACCGCGGTCGGGACGACGGGGAGGTCCTGGGTGCCGAGCCAGTACGAACGGAGCAGCTCGAGCGGTTCGGAGTCATTGCGGCGCATCGAGAGGAGTTCCTGGCAGATCTCGACAGCGGCTTCAGGTTGCAGCATGTCAGATCACCTCCTCACAGGAACGACGCACGGCCGGTACGGACCTTGCGGGTCTTCCCGCTGTTCAGAACGAGCCGGCGGCCCAACCGGGCCCCGACCATCGCCACCGCCATGTCGACGAGCTTCGAGGAGTCCCGTGTCTCCTTCGAGAGCGAGATCCCCCACTGGTTCGGGCGGCGACGGGCGTTGTGGGTGTGCATCCGAAGCATCGACGTGCCGTCATGGGTGAACGGCGAGTTCTCGTCATCGATCTCCGCCGCGGTGACCTCAGCCGCCTCCGTGAAGAGCCGGTTCCGGTCCTTGCCGCCAGGGGTCGAGGTTCGCATGTCGAACAGGATCGAGTTCCCGCCCTGAGCCTTCTCCGACCCGGTCGCCCAAACAAGGACCTTGGACCGGAAGTCGCGATGCCACTCGTCGGTCAGCGTCGCCCAGTATTCGTGCTCGGTCTCGTCGTCGCGCGCCGGCGACGGGTCGACTCCGAACCACTGGACGTCGTAGGTGTCGAAATGGGCCCGGACGTAGGCGTCGACCTCGTGTCGGGGTGCCAGCCAGTTCTTGCCGCGGTCACCGTGGGGTCGTTGCCACCCGCAGATGGCGAAGACGTGCCCGTCGGACATGCGGCAGGCGATCAGGGCGGTCGCATCGGAGGACTTCGAGCAGTCGAGGAACAGCGCTATCGCATCGCCGTCGGCGAGGACCTCGTCGGGGCGGGCGTGAGCGTCGAACTTGCGGGGATCGATCCACGCCGTCTCCGACGTCGGGAGGGCGTTGAAGTAGAACCGGACCGAGTCGGCGGGAGTGGTGCGGAGGTCCTGGGCTTCGTCACGGATCCGCTCGTGGTCCGTCCACGGGGAATCGGCGTACGCCTGGGCGATGCCGAGCTCGAGCTCCTCCTCGACGTGGAGGCGAAGATGGGGGGCGGCCTCGCGGGAGTCGTACAGGATGTCGGCCCGCTTCGTCTTGCCGGCGACCTGGGCTTGCCACGCCTCGAACGACTCCTCGGCGACCGAGGCCTCGCCGGGCATGTGGGCGTTCGTCAGCTCGAGGATCCGAGCGTGACCACCAGGCGATTTCGCCGTGTTGCGTCGGGCAACGGCTGCGACCTTCACGCCACCGTTGGTCGGCTTCATGTGGTGCGACTCGTTGAGCACGATCGCCGTCGCCGGGTCGCCCTCCGAGCTCGCTTCCGAACTCGTCAGCAGTTCGATGCGGGCGTCACCGAGAATCGTGCGGAGAATGCCGGGGTCGGCGCCGCACTCGTCGCGGTAGTCGTTCGAGATCATCCCGTTCGACACCCGCAGCATGTCGCCAGCCTGCGCCTCGCTGTTCGCTGCGATCTGGACAAGCGCCATGCGCCGCGGGCGGCCGATCGGGGCGTCTCCGTCCCACCCGTCGAACTCGACGGGTCCCTGCGCCTCGAGGTGGCACCACGCGCCCCCGAACGGATCCTTGCCGGTGCCCTTCGCCCCCCGCTTCACACCAGAGCGGTACAACCACCGGCCGTCGGGGCGGACGGCGTACCAGAGGTGCAGGAACTTGCGTTGGGCGAGCGAGAACTCCCACGGATCACCGGTCAGATGGTGCAGAAGCCTCGGCCCGTCGAGAGCAAGCGTCGTCGGGGTCGCGAGGCCTCGATGCCAGCGGAACAACTGCGGCGCCAACGACGGCGGAAGCTCGTTCAGGTCCGCCGGCCACGGCAGCGTCAGCCATGAGCCGATGTCGTCCAAGTAGTACCCCGGAAGGAGCTCCTCAGGAGTAGAGCTGGTGGACGTTGTCGGCATCGCCCACCTCCACCACACCGAGCGCCGGCCGATCGTCGATCGACCAGTAGTTCTTCCGCATCGCCAACGGCGTCAGGCCCAACCGGTCTTCCATCTGCCGCACCTCGGCCAGCAGCGCCACCGGCGCATCGCCAGCCTCGGCCTCGATCACCAACTTGGCGTACCGGGCAACAACCCGCGTCCACCCGAGCTCATCCCACACCACCGCCTGCGGCGAAGACCACAACTCGCCCCACAGCAACTCCGTCGGAACATCAGGCGTCGACAACGGCCACGGAGGAGGCGGACCCTGACGACCAGCAGCCGGCAACTTCCGCCACTCGCCAGCATTCCGACGACCAGGACGAGCACTCGGACCAGGCATAACGACCTCCTCGAGCCCCGAACCCCGCGACTTGGATCCTGGCAAACACTGGCGAGCGCT